CGCGTTGATCCTGCCGCGTCTGGTGTTCGACAACCCACGCATCCGGATCACCAGTCGCACGCCGATGGACCACATGCTGTACGGGCAGCAGATGCAGGCGGCGATCAACTCGTGGTGCAAGAGCACGCGGATGCGTGACACGTTGCAGCGGATTGCAACGGACATGCTGGTGGCGTTCGGTGTGGGCATGGTGGTGAACGAGCCTGACATGGCGCACCGGCAGAGGGACGCAGACACGCCGTGGTTGCCGCGTCTGTACCGCATTGATCCGCACGACTTCATCATGGACCCACAGGCTCGGCACATCGAGGACACGCGGTACATGGCACACGTGTACCGGTGCGATCGTGAAGACCTGCTCGCCCGTGCAGAGGAAGAGGACGGGTGGGACGAGTACGCGATCGAGCGTGCGGCCAGCGGTGACGATGAAGATGGGAAGATCAGCGGCGAGCGGAGCGGACCTGACCGCGACCAGTTGACCGTGTATGAGATCTGGGTTCCTGAACTCAAGGGCGACGAAGAAGTCATTGACGAAGCGCTCGACACGGACCTGCACAGTGGGACGATCCTGACGATCATCCGTGGACAGGCACGCGGCGACGATCCTGCCACGTTCGGGTTCGCCCGCAAGCCGCGTGCGTACTACGGCCCGAAGCACGGCCCGTATCAGGTGTTCGGTTGCTACAGCGTTCCCAACGATCCGTACCCGCTGTCACCGATCGTTCCGCTGTTGCCGCAGATCGCGGACATCAACGACCACCTGCGGTCGATGACGCACAGCGCGTCGGTGTACAAGCGGATCATTGCAACGGACAGTCGCAACCAGAAACTCGCCAACGACATTCGTGACCGCGAGGATCTGACGGTGGTGTTGTCTGACGGTCTGGACCCAAGCCAGATCGTTCCGATCGAGTTAGGTGGTATCACGCCCCAGCAGGTCAACTACGCCGGCCTGACGCAAGACAGGCTCGACCGTGTGTCTGGTATCCACGACGCCATGCGTGGCAACATCACAGGCGCTGCTACGGCGACAGAGATCAACGTGGCGGAGTCTGCCGCTGGTCTTCGCATTGCACACCTGAAGAAGGAATTCCAAGAGGCCGTCAGCCGGGCGTTGAGCGCCGTGTGCTGGTATCTGTTCCACGACGGACGTGTGTCGTTCGCTGCCGGTGACAGTGAGTCCTCAGCCATGCTTGGCATGAACCCGGTGTTCCGGGGTGGCACAGGTGTCGGGCTGTACGAGGACATGGTGGTCTCAGTTGATGCCATGTCGATGAGCCGCGTCAGCGAGACGCAGCAACAGAAACGAGCCATCGAACTGCTGCAAGTGATCGGCGGTCTGTCGCAACAGATGGTTGCGGCGCCGTGGGTTGACTGGAAGCAGGTGCTCGACAGTGTGGGGGATTCGTTGAACGTGCCCGAGTTGGGCAGCATGCTTGACCCCAGACGACTTGAGCAGATGGCGCAGCAGCAGGCGGCTGCTGGCGCAGGCGCAGGCGGACCGGCAAGTGGGGCCGCGCCGCCCAGCCCGTCAGGAGGGCGAGCCATTGCCTGAGTACGTATTTGAAGACACTGACACTGGTGAGCGTGTGACCATGGTGTACGCCATGAAGGACGTTCCCAGCATCGGTTCGATCGTTACTAAGCCTGATGCCACGTACCGCCGGGTTGCGGACGCTGGGTTTCAGGTGGACGTCGGAGTGATCCGGAACATGTACCCGTACGTGAGCCAATCCCTGCCGCGTAACTTGGAAGGCTGCAAGACAAACAAGCAAGGCAAACCGATCATTGAATCCCGCCGTCACGAAGCAAACGTCGCTGCGCGTCACGGATACGAGAGGGATTATTGAACGAGTAAGGAGGGACTAATTATGCCCAAGGTAAATGGAAAGAAGTACCCGTACACGGCAGCCGGCAAGAAGGCGGCAGCCAAAGCCAGATCAAGTAAGAAGAAGAGCAAAAAGAAGGCCGTCAAGAAAGCGTCAACGAAACGCTATTGAACGAACCAGAAAAATTGGACAGTTATGAGTGAACTGAACCCAGAAACTGAAGAACTCAACGAAGAACCAACCGCCATTGCGGACGAGGATGTGGACCACCGTGTCCCGCCCCCGTCGGATGGTGATGTGGACGATGTCCTTGACAGCCTGATGGCTGATGAGGGCGACGTCGCCGCAACAGATGACACGCCGGCGGAGGAACCATCTGCGTCGGAAGAGGACACGCCTAAAGATTGGGACGATCTGATGCGTGTGCTGCGTCGGGACAACGTGCCGATGAGTGTCATTGAGGCTACGGACCACGACACACTGCGTGACTGGGTGAACAAGGCCCAGAAGCGTCAAGGTGATGTCGATGAGTACGGCAGTCGCCTGCGGGAACTGGAAGATCGGCTCGACAAGTCTGGCAGTGAGGCCAGTGATGACGGGGCTGATTCTGATGCGGACGACACCCAACCGGAAGCAGACGCGAATGCGACCGAGGTGGCGATCCCTGACGAGTTGGCTGACGTCATCGGCGACGAGGCTGCACAGGCTGTCGTCCAGATGATCGAGGCGAAGTACCGGAAGACGGCAGAGGCAGCCCAACAGGCAGCCGCCGAGTCCCAGTTGTATGCCCAGACCGTTGTCGCGGACGCGGCGTTGCGACCCCTGTACGGGGACAAGGCGCCGGAGATGCAGGCGGTCATGGACGAGGCTTCTCGTCTGGGCACTGAGTACCCAAACACATACGAGTCCGTAGATGCAATTCTGGCTGAGGCGTACCGAAACTTGGCGGGGGAACCCCCGGCACCCAAGAAGAAGTCGTCCCAGCCGACACCTACGTCCCGTCAGCCCCGTCGACAGCCAAAGCCCCCCGCAGATGTGGAGGATGTGGCGCTTGACGCCCTGATGGGAGGTGGGTCGAAACAGGACGCACTGCGGGCCATCGGTCGCTAGTTAGCGAGGAAAGGGCAAGCCAATGGCTGGCACCCCCATTTCTGTGTTCAACGACTTCATGGATGCCACCGGGCCGACGTACCTGTCGAGCGCGGAAGAGGTCATCAATGAGGCCGTGAAGAACACATACGCGTTCTCCCGTCTCCTGAAGGAGAAGGGCACGGAGCGCACTGTTCAGGGCGGCACGGAAATCCGTGACGTCATCATGTTCGACGACGGCAACACGTACGACCACTACCTTCCCAACGAAGCGTTCACGTGGCAGAACGTGCAGGTTACGGAGACGATCTCGTGTCCGTGGCGCTTCACGATCGACCACATGGCGTGGACGGATCAGGAAGTGGAACTGAACGTGTCGTCCGGCGCTTCCAAGGAAGCCGCCAAGGTCCAGTACAAGAAACTCAAGCGAATCAAGGAACAGCGTCTCTGGACCTCGATCACGAACGGTTTCGAGACTGACCTGTGGCAGTCCCCGTACGGCAACGAAACGGCAATGAACGGCTCCGCCGGCAAACTGCCGTACAGTCTCCCTGCGTTCATCACCGAAACGCTGGACACTGACAACGCCTACGGTCAGCGTGGTCACGTGCCACTGGGCTGGTCATCGGATGTCATGGGCATCGACCCCGACACCGAGAACCGTTGGTCGAACCATGTCGAGTTCTATGACCCGACACTCACTGACCCGAACTCCGCTCAGGTCTCCCGCACTTACAACGCGCCCAACGCGGGCACGTGGAAGTCTGGTGGTCTGTTCCCGGCGTTCGATTCCATGTTCCTGAAGTTGCAGTTCGTGCCCCCAAGCACGCGACAGGAATACTTCGAGAAGCCCAACCTGCACCGGCAGATGATCCTCTGCTCCCGCACGGGCATGACCCAGTACAAGCGCGCTCTGCGTGAGAGCAACGACCTCCTCGTGGCTCCCAGCGATCCCGCGTACAACAACCCGACCTTCTCCGGTATCGAGTTGATGTACTGTGCCAACCTCGACGATGCCGCGCTGTTCCCCGGCGACGGCAGCAACAAGCGAACGGGCTACGACGATTCGGCTATCACCGTGTCGACGACGACTGGCTACTCCGAAACGGACGCCAGCGACGAAGGCGCCCGCTACTACTGGGTGAACGGCGCGTACCTCACGCCCGTGATCCACAGTCGTCGCTACTTCGCCAAGCACGATGTCATGCGTTCGCCGGCCCAGCCGTTCACGCACATCCAGCCTGTCGATTGTTGGTGGAACCTGTTCTGCAACTCGCGTCAGCGTCACGGTATCGTGGCCCCTCTGGCCTCCACCACCTGAGTCTGACACAGACAGAAAGGAGTGACCCATGTCACTCGCACTCATCCAGACCCCTGCTGGTCTGACTTTCAACACCCGCACTGTGTCAGCCGCTGCTTCCGGCACGCTGGCCGTGGGTACTGTGGTCAAGGTTGACCTCAGTGAACTGGTGGCCGATGAGCCGACCCTGACCGTCACGCAGGCAACTGCGTCGGGCAATGGTCTGCACGGTGTCGTCACCAAGGAAATCACTGCCGCGAAGGACGGCGTGGTTCAACTCGGTGGCATCGCTACCGTCACCGCTTCCGAAGACATTGCCGAGGGTGCACCTGTGTGCCCCGCAGCAAGTGGTAAGGTGGAAACGGCTGACACCGGCGAGGTCATCATCGGTCTCAAGTTGACGACCGGCACCACTGGCGCCGGAACCGAATGCAAGATCCTTCTTGTTGACGGCGTCGCTGTGGCGACCGTGGCCTGATTGATCCTTCTCTTCTGGTCTCTGGGGGGGCGAAAGCCCCCTCGGAGCCTTCCCTTGACCGGAGCCAAGCATGAACCTCGGCGAAGCCAAGTCACACGTTCGGCACGCGATCGGCGGCTATCCGTCTGTCGCGCCCGGTCACACGGTCGCCCAACGCACTGTTGAGGTGATCAACCACGCGGGCAACTACCTGTACAACCGTCCATGGAAGTTCCGCGAGTCGATGGCCCAACTGGCCGTCAGCAAGAACAACCGCGTCATCTCTCTGCCCAAGCGGTACAGCGAACTCGTGTCATTGACACGCACGGTAGACGGCGAGCCGGTGGAACTGGCAACGCCCGAGGAGATGGATCAGTTGGTGGACGCAACGTCCGGCACGACGATCTCCGGCTACCTGTCACGTGCGTCCGTTGCGTACGTGGGCGCTACCCCGCAGATGCTCGTGTGGCCCACGCCACGTGAGGATAAGACGGGCGTCGCCAAACTCCGATACCGCGTCGCATGGGACGCTGTGCCGGACCCTGATGCCACTGGCGCTTGGGCTGACTCACGGGGACTAGAGATCCCCCGGTACGCCGAGCCGCTGTTCATCGCGTACCTTCGTGCGTTTGCGCAGGGGTACGAGGACGAGGGCATCAACCAACGTCTTCTCGCCATTGACCAAGGCCCGATCTACCAGACTGTTGCCATGAAGGATGGCATTCAGTCCCGTGACGTGGGGAGGTTGAAGCCCCAACGGGGCCGTACCTTTCGACGTTGACTACTACGTCCCAGACGATCTGGGCAACCCTGCTGAAGTCACAAGCGTCCGTGAAGAAGGCAGGTACAAACACGAGAGACGCTACTTGGTCAACGCGGTCGTGTCGTTTAACGGCGCGAAGTACAAGGCATCAGCCGAGGTACTGCCGCACGTGAGTCCGCCACAGAGTCCGTGGCAAACGTACCCATGAGTTCAATTCAACGCGAGAAAGTTGCCATCACCACGAACGTGCTGCAAACGCTAGTCATGATGATCGCCGTTGCGGCTGTCATGATGGAGATGGGACGCAAGGACCAGATGCTTGACACCACCGCCAAGGCTGTGTCTGAACTGCGAGACATCACGACTGATCTTGCACGCACGCAGGTGACCCTGTCCACCAGCAACCAAACCGTTCTTCGTCAGATCGAAGACATTGACCAGAGGCTCCGCCATCTGGAGCGTGGCCTGTGAGGGCCGTGCTTCCCATCACGGGGCTTCTGGGCGGATGTGCGTCTACGCCGTTCGTCGTGCCATCTGACAGCGGTCACGCGGCTGCTGCGGTCTCCTCAATGGCTGGCGGCGGCGTGGACCCCATGCTGTCGTACATCGGGGGCGCGTGCACGATTGCCGGCGTGATTGCCATGGTGATCACACGTGGAAGCATGGGG